AATCAATAAATTTATTCCAGAAGGAATTGAAAAAAATTAATAAAAATTGTTTAGGATCCTTCCAAAATTGAGGCTAAAAAATTGCAAAAAAAAACAATTGACAAGAAAAACGAATCGAGTGCCACGGCCGTTGTACACGCAGGCATGTGCCAAGTTTTTCACAAACAATTACATAAAATTTGAAATAAAGATTAACTATAGTATAATAAGCCATAAATCGCATACAATAAGATACTGTTAGGGGCCCCTAAATGGAAGTTACATCACACGACGAAAGACGATTAAAACTAGAATTAAGATTAGCTCAATTAGAGAAGAATGAAACTTGTCAAAATCAATTTTTATCTTTTGTAAAAACCATCTGGCCGAGCTTCATACAGGGCAGGCACCACGAGATCATAGCAGAGAAGTTAGAACGGGTAGCGACTGGAGAATTAAAACGTCTAATCATCAACATGGCACCTCGTCACACGAAGTCAGAGTTCGCATCCTTTTTGTTTCCGGCGTGGATGATGGGCAAAAATCCGAACATGAAGATCATTCAGGCGACACATACGACAGAACTAGCGGTGAATTTTGGTCGTAAGGTCAAAAACCTTTTGGACACAGAAGAGTTCCGTGAAGTTTTTCCAGATGTAAAGTTAGCAGCAGACAGTAAAGCGTCTGGAAGATGGGACACGAACAGGGGCGGCATGTATTATGCTGTCGGTGTTGGATCAAACTTAGCTGGTCGAGGTGGTGATCTTGTTATAATTGACGATCCGCACTCGGAACAGACCGCGATGAGTAACAATGGTTTTGAAGATGCGTGGGATTGGTACACTGGGGGCCCCCGACAGAGGCTCCAGCCGGGTGGTAGTATCGTTTTGGTGCAGACAAGGTGGTCCGAAAAGGATTTAACGGGGCAGTTAATGCGTTCTATGGCTAAAGATAAGCTTGCAGATCAGTGGGAGATAGTAGAACTACCTGCTATTTTTGACAGCGGGCAGCCCTGTTGGCCAGAATATTGGAGTTTAGACGATTTAACAGCTGTAAAAGCGTCGATACCGCCCAGTAAATGGAACGCGCAGTACCAACAACGGCCCACGGGTGAAGAAAATGCGATAATTAAGCGTGAATGGTGGCAAAAATGGGAAAAAACAGCAGTTCCCAACCTACAATATGTCATTCAGAGCTACGACACGGCGTTCTCGAAACGAGAAACAGCTGACTACAGTGCGATAACGACATGGGGCGTGTTTTATCCAGAAGAAGAGGGCGGACCACCGGCTTTGATACTGCTCGATAGCAAAAAAGGACGCTGGGACTTCCCAGAGCTGAAGGAGCTGGCTCTGGATCAGTATAATTATTGGGACCCAGAAACAGTTATCATAGAAGCGAAGGCTTCTGGTATGCCTTTGACTCACGAATTACGAAACATGGGCATACCGGTGGTTAATTTTACACCGAGTAAAGGCAACGATAAGGTATCCAGAGTACACGCGGTGTCGCCCTTGTTTGAAGCGGGCATGGTTTGGGCCCCAGACGAGGCTTTTGCTGATGAGATGATAGAAGAGGTTGCAGCTTTTCCAAATGGAGAGTATGATGACCTTGTTGATAGCATGACGCAGGCTCTCATGCGGTATCGTCAGGGTAATTTTGTACAGCTGCCTAGCGACGATTGGGACGAGAGCGATGGGTCAGCACAGGTAAGGGCTTATTATTGAGGTGTAAATGGCTGAAGAAGATTTTCAACCTAGCGATGCTTTACCGCCAACAGGGCAAGACAGAAGAGGTTTAGCTGGTATAGGTGCTTTTTTGCCTATGACTGTTCCTAAGACTACCCCTTATGGTGAGGTAAGTTTGAGCGATATTGAGATGGGCATGCCTCCAGCATTGAAGGATGCTTACAGTGGCATTATGAAGTTTGGTGCTCTTATGCGCGGAGAACTTACTCCTCAAGATATACAGCAGTTAGCTTTCGATACGTCCATGAATGTAACGGGCGGAAGTTTGTTAGGATCTCAATTACTTCCAAAGGCAGTTCCAAAAGGTGCGCTAGGCATGGCAGCTTCAAAAATCCCTGACGACGTAGGTCTTGGATCAGGCAGCTTGTTCGCACCTGAAACTAAGAAAGGTAGACAACTTTTAGTTTTATCTTGTAGCTCAACAAAATGTCCCGACGTTGGGGACATGAAAGCAGTTGACCGTTACTTGGGGCCCATATTCCAAAGTTTAAAAAAACAGGGTGTGCCAGATAATGTAGACGTAGCTATTTTGTCAGCCAAGCATGGTTTGATAAGAGCCGATACTAAAATAAAAGATTACGATCAGTTGATGGATACCAACAGAGCAAGTGAATTTAAACAAGACGCAGGCCAAATGGACAGAATAAAGAATACCTTAGAGGGCTACGATAAGGTTGTGGTTCAAGGCGGCAAGAACTATAAGGATGTAATACGAGCTGCGTCAGGTGATGCGAATGTAACAGAAATACCGGGCGGAAGGGGCATTGGAGATCAAAGAAAATCTGTTAAGTCAGCTCTGGCTTTTAGCAAAATAGATACTCCTGTTTATCATTTTTCGCAAAACATCGATCCCGGTTTTACTAAATTTGATCCAGACAAAGCCCCAGCTGCGTTAGATGGTCTTGGTATACATGTGGGGTCTACCCCTAAAGCAGCTGAAGATAGATTTATGGATTTAACTTTTGGTTTTGGTGGAAGAGAAACAAGAAGAAGTATAGCTAAAGAAAAGGGTGTTGATTATGACACTGCCCTATCATATATGGAACTACCGAAGGTTAGCGGTAATGTAGGGTATGAAAAAATAGGCTCTGGTCAATTTTCACTGCCTATACCAAGAAAAACTTTAGGCGGATCCATACCTTTAAAAGCTGATTTAAGTAAGCCTTATCTACCTGAAGGTAATTACAAATACAGTCAAAATCCAAAACAATGGCAAGAAAGTGAGATAACAGACCACCTTTTGGATAAGTATAACGATGACCGTGGAAAAACCTTTACTATGCAACATTTAGTCGGTGACAAACCAAACTTTCCTTTTGATGACTTTCGTAAGTTTATAGGAGAGTTTCGCAAAGATTTAGCAAAAGACGGTTTTACACACCTCCCGTACTATAACGACGTAGAAGATGTAGCGTCTACGTCATATATAATGTTAACAGACAGACCAAAAGGCAGCACTAAGGTTTTGCAAAGCCCTTTCGCAAAGAAGGATCCGGCGGCTGCGGATGATCCAGACATAATGAAAGAAGAAGGCGGCGTCGTTAGCATGAAAGACAAAGCAGTCAATATGACCAGAAAGCCACAAGGTATTGAACCTTTTATTAAATTTATGGTATAGTTCCTGAAAGGAGATCTAAATGGCAAGAGAACCAATAGCAAGTTTGATGGACAAGATACCATCACAGATAAACATTCAGGACATGAAAGATGAGGTTGATGTAGAGATTACAGACAGTCTTGAAGACTTATCTTCACCCGAAGTAGAGGTTACGCTAGAAGATGACGGTGGTGTGGTTGTAGACTTTGATCCAAACGTAGGCGGACCAGAGGGTGAATTTGGTGAAAACTTGGCGGAGCAGCTATCGGACACAGAACTTGGCAGGATCTCTGGTGAGTTAACGGGCGAGTTTGAAGAAAACAAATCAAGTAGACAGGAGTGGGAAGATGCTTTCGCTAACGGTTTGGAGTTGTTGGGATTTAATTACGAAGAGCGAGCACAGCCTTTCAGAGGAGCAAGCGGTGTTACGCACCCTTTACTCGCTGAATCAGCCACGCAGTTTCAGGCACAAGCCTTCAACGAGCTGCTGCCACCGGGTGGTCCAGTCAGGACACAGGTCTTAGGATCCAGCACACCTGAGAAAGAAGATCAGGCGCAGCGTGTAAAAGAATTTATGAACTATTACATTTCTTCTGTTATGGAGGAATACACACCAGAGTTTGACCAGATGCTGTTCTATTTGCCGCTTGCAGGGTCAACATTTAAGAAAGTTTACTATGATGAGAATTTAGGACGAGCTGTAAGTAAGTTTGTACCGGCTGAGAACCTAATCGTACCATATAGCACATCTGACTTAGAAACATGTCCTAACATAACCCATGTTGTTAAGATGAGCTTGAATGATTTGCGTAAGAGACAACTATCAGGTTTTTACAGGGACATACCTGTAATACCGGCGCAAGGAGACAGTAACGCGGTACAAGAAGAGCTGGAGCGTATTGATGGTATGTATCCATCAAACGTAGATTATGACTGTACTTTACTTGAGTGCCATGTCGATCTTGACCTAGAGGGTTACGAAGAGATGGGCGACGACGGTGAGCCGACAGGTATCAAGGTACCGTATATTGTGACAATATCACAGGATAACGGGCAGATACTGTCAATTCGCAGGAACTATGACGAAGATGACGAAGACAAGAAAAAGATACAGTATTTTGTACATTATAAGTTCTTACCGGGTTTTGGTTTCTACGGATTAGGATTAATACATACTATTGGTGGTTTATCAAGAACCGCGACTGCCGCATTGAGGCAACTGATTGATGCAGGTACGTTATCTAATCTACCAGCTGGTTTCAAGGCTCGCGGCTTACGGATCAGGGATGACGACGAGCCGTTACAGCCGGGTGAGTTTAGAGACGTTGATGCACCGGGCGGGGACATAAGAGCAAGCTTGATGTCGCTGCCGTTTAAGGGTCCAGACCAGACTTTGATGGCGTTATTAGGCTTTGTAGTTGATGCAGGACGGCGATTCGCGACCATTACTGATATGAAAGTAGGCGATGGCAATCAGCAGGCAGCGGTAGGTACAACTATTGCTATGTTGGAACAGGGCTCACGGGTCATGTCAGCTGTACATAAAAGACTGCATTATGCGATGAAGTTGGAGTTTAAGTTGCTATCCAAGGTGATGGCTGACTTTTTACCTGACGAATATCCATATAGTATTACAGGTGTAGATGGCACGATTAAGAGACAGGACTTCAACGAGCTAGTTGATGTAGTTCCTGTATCTAATCCAAACATATTTAGTCAGGCGCAAAGAATATCTTTGGCTCAGACCAAGATGCAGCTTGCAACAGCGGCCCCTGACATGCACAACATGTACGAAGTGTTCAGGGATATGTATGAGGCTTTAGGCGTAAGAGATATTGACAGAATATTGAAAAGAACTCCTGAGCCTGAGCCTACCCCGAAAGACCCGGCTCAGGAGAACATAGATGCGTTAGACCAGATACAGCTAGTAGCTTTTGAAGGTCAGGAACATGAAGCGCATATTATGTCTCACATGGTTTTTGGATCAACACCGCTTGTTGCAGGAACCCCGCAGATAGCTGTGGCATTACAGAAGCATATTATGGATCATGTAAGGATTGGCGCTAAGGAACGTGCTATGCAGGAAATGATGGCAGCTACAGGTGGTCAGCCTATGCAGGAAATGCAGAGTTTAGAGTTAGAAGCGAGGATTGCACAACTGATAGCCGAAGGTATGGCACAGCTCAAGCAACTAAGTGGACAGCTCACGGC